ATGATCAGTGGCTAGCATCTGAGAATACTGTTGTTGAGCACGACTAACATCGGCAGTAGAAGCACTTGAGGCCAGTAAGGCGTGGTTCAATGCAATAGCCGTATCGGTAGCCTTGCCCATGTTTCCTGTGACAGATGTTAATGACTGTGCACTCTTAACGATATCGGATAAGGAAGTAGGCAATCCTTGTACAGAGGCATTTAATTTTGATACAGAAGCTTTGGCGGCATCTGTTGAAAACCCTAAAGAGTTCATTACTTTTGGATAACTGTGTAATGTATCAAATCTAGTGATGGCTCCATCTAATGAAGTAGTTACTGTGTTCATAGCGGCACCTAAGGCTTTCGTTACACCTACACCGGCTACAATAGATTTGACTTGAGATCCAAAGGAATTACATACTCCCAGGGCCTTTTTGAACGTGGACGACATGTTTTTATCGGTAGCCGATAGTATGGCTTCAACGCTATAGCTTTCTGCCATATGTGTACCTCCTTATGTTCGTCTAGTTCTCCTTTTCTTCTTTGTTTTTCATAAATTCGCTTACGCGTTCCAGTATGGACTTTTTCTTTGTGTTCTTTCCACTACATAACCTTTCAATTGCCGCATCATAATCAAAAAATTTCTGAAAGGTATCAAATACTTCTTTAATCTTATTGCCTGACTTTTTCTTGGCCTGGGCAGTCATATTTAAATAGGCTTGAAGGTGTAAATGATAAAGCTGATCTACTTCTGCAAATTCGAGTGCTTTAATCTTCAATCGATATTCCTTAGGTGTAAGTGCATCAACTTCACTTAAGTCTCTAAAGTTAAAGTAACGAAAGCAGTTAATCGCTATCTGTTCATACTGTTCGTTGAAATCAACCTTTTCTACGCTCCCTGAGGTACTCTGTTCTTCATCGGAATGTATCCTGTTTCCAATAGCATTTTGCTTACGATCGTATGAGATACATTCGCAGTAGATAAAAAATCAAGCACGCTATCTACTAGACCTTCAATATCCTCTACATCAACGATATATTTTTCTAGATCCTCTTTCTTTACTCTTGGCTTTTGTCCGGCATTCATAGCCATTAATACAGTTACAAGAGCCTCCATATCGCCGGCAAGCATAAAGGATACCTGATAAGATAATCCGACATCCTTTTTCACGTTCTCATCAACACTGACTTTTACGCCCTTGTTGATTTCACGTAAAAAGGCAAAGTCTGCGGTAAAGTCATATAAGGTTCCGTTAATTTCAAGTTGTAATGGTTTCATTTTTAAGTCTCCTTTTCTTTAATAAGTAAAAAGGACGTGCTATATCAGTACGTCCTCTGTATTTGTGTTAACTATTTTGCAGCTGCTTGAGTTGTATCCTGGAATGCATACTCAATTAAAGCTTTCTGTTCGGCAGTAACTGTTGCATATCCGTCCGCACCTTTTCCTTCTACCTGGAATGTCAATTCCAATTGTGCTAAATCATCTGAGGCAGAAGTTTCAGTCTTTTCAGTCAAATAGGCATGATAATAAGTTGCTTTATACTTATTTCCATCACCTGAAGTCTGTGGCTCTTTCATGTTGATCTTCCAAAGCTCCACTTTTTTACGATTTTTCAAGGCACTTGTTAAATCATCAATCAAAGTGTCACCTTTTGATAGAATTGAAGAAGCAGTAATTTCGATAGATACACTTCCAGCCTTAGCTACCAAGCCATCTTTGGTTTCTGTTGTATCAGAGTCTGCAGACATCGACTCTTCATTTTCTGTTGTAAAGGCTAATCCCTTTGCGGCTTGACTAGATGCTTTTTCTAGTAATCGATACATATATACAATATCGCTGCCTTGTACTGTTTCTAATACGGCATCTGCGAAAAGCTGTAAATCAAATTTAAGCATTTCTTGTTCCTCCTGTTATTTCATATTCAAGTTCCAGGACACCATGCATTAGTGGCTCACTGGTTGTATTGTCAGACAATATACGTTGTTCTATATATCTGATTCTCCAGCAGTAGTTCTTCGTTTTTTGAATTCTACGCGAAATATTCTTGATCTGTTGAAGCAGATCGGATATGGTGCCACGTTCACGACAATTGTTATGCCATAAATGAATAGTTTGGTATACTCTGCCTCGAATCATGGTTTTGTTGTCGTAAGAATCAACAAACTGACTGTCTGCTAGATAAACAAAAGGGTAGGCTGTTCCTTCTGGTGGCATAAATCCATCGTAAACGCCTACTCCTTTTTCTTTAAATTCTTCTTTTAACTGTACCAGTAAAGTGCTGAACAGTTCCTGTTGTGCATCCATTTATATTCACCTACTTTACTAGTTTCTTGAGATCTCTCTCGAAAATAACTTTCTGGTCGTTATAGGCAGGTCTGACAAAAGGCTGAGCACTCATAAAGCGTGTACCATACTCGACATATGGACTGTAATGTGTTCCAGGTCCTGCCTTATATGCAAAACCTCCGTTGACCGACTGACCCCTGATACTTTGCTTAGTAGCACCTGTAGAGTAGCCTCTGTCAAACACGGCATTACGTACCATTTTAGCCTGCATCTCGATGCCATTCTGTTTTACTACCGTCTTGACATCTGATAGAGTCGCATTCTCTTTAAGTGATTTCTGCAGCCGATCTAGACCTTTTATCTTCACTATGCCCATTACTGAACCTCGGAAAGAATGAAAGTTTCTTTTACTCTTAATTTTCTTCTGTAATCGACTTTGTATCTTCTGGATCCAATGCGAATGAAGTCAAAAGAGTAGTTATATGAATTCTGGATATGGACTGTCAGAGATCCCTGTCTTAGCTTTCCGTAGATTTGCATGATCATCTCTGTTTTTGTATCCATTACAGAGGCATATACCTTATCTTCTGTAACAGCTTCATTATCATAGTTACCGGTCTCGGCATTGTAGTCACCTCGGACAATATGTTGGAAAAAGATAGGAGTGTCATATCTCATATGAATCTTACCTTTCCTATCTTTTGTTCTTTGTTGGTACTTCTCCACGCTTCAATATCGTCCTCAAAAGCCTTGAAGTCATTATCCCTAAAGTTCATTGTCTCGCCTTCAACTGCATGACCTGATAATCCTTCTGAGCCAATACGATTGAATCGAGATACAGATACTTCAGTTACGATATACTCAAGTTCTTCAGGAATCGTTTTAGAACCTAAGAGAGTTTTAAGACGACTCTGTGTCAGTTCAACAATAGCATCTAACTGCTTATCTTCTTGTCCTTCACGACCTAAAAGGATCTTTACGTTGTCGATTACTGACATGTTCTACTCCTTATTCTGCTTTAACAGTTACTGCAGTAGAACCTTTAGCAGTTGCACAGTATGCAGCATCTACATCGACTACAGTGATTGTCTGAGCAGTAGTTGCTTTGATTTCAGACTTACCATCCCATGCAGACCATCCACGTACATTTTGACCTAATTCAACTGTTGTTTCTTTAGAATCTAATTTGTATTTATATGAGTGGCCTTGTGCTAATTTTCCTGAAACAGTAATCTTAGTCATACCAGTGGCAGTACCTTCTGCAGAGCTAACTGTTAAGCTTCCTAAAGTTGCATCTGAGTTAACGACTGCGATGGCTTTCTTGTTTACTTCTGGAACGTATTCACCAGCTTTACCTGCACCTTGTAATGCTAAACCATCGAAATCTTCTGATTCGATAGTACGGGCAGTGTTGATACCTGTGAAGCATTTACCAATACCTGCAATATATGCTTTGATATATTCATTTTCTGCGAAAAGTTGAGTAGGCACTTCTTCGATATCGAATCCTTTAAAACGTAATACATCACCATTATCGATATTTACTGATGATTTCTTGCTTGAAGTCGTTAAAGTACAGTCTTGGATGATTGCATATACATCTGGGCATACTTTAGCTTTACGTGTTCCACGAGCACCGATATCAGTAAAGTATTTATTTAAATCATTGAAGGCTTTGATTACTGAAGCTTCATTCAATGTAGTAATCTTAACTTGTTTTCCTGCATTCTCAGTAATGTAGTCGCCATGCCAGGCGTTAAACAATTCAATTTTAGCGATGGCCTGCAATTCTAATCTGTCGTATACTGCACTTTCAACATCGTTATTTACTTTGTGGTAATCAATTCCTTCATGGAATGCCCATTCGTGAGTGTATGGAACATCTTCATCTACATATGTGATTTCTGTACGTTCTCCAAATCGTGACGAGTTACCTGTACCTTTTCCAAAGGCTACATCTTTATCTTTGTTATATTTATTGACTACGACTGGAATGTCTGAAGTTTTTACTGTAAATGCAGTATCTGACTCTCTGACTCCGTCTAAGGCTTCCAAATCACCAACGAACATGTCTCTGAAGTATGCTTGTACACCGAACACGGCTTGAATCAATTCTTTAAATTCTAATTCATAACGACGTGCTGCTGTTGATCCGTCTGCGAACATTTGTAAATTAAATGGGTTTGCTTTTGCAAATAATGCTTTGTTCATAGTTCTTAATCTCCTTATTTCTTGTATTTTTTCAATCGTTTTTCGAACTCTGATAGTTCATTTTTTCCGTTGTTAAAAGACTTTGGAGTTTTTCCAATAGCTCTCTCGGCTTCAACGGCTTTTCTATCGGCTTTGATAATAGCTACAAATTTATCGATACGACTCTTTGTAGTATCTGCATCATCACCAACTACGAAGTCTAGAATGTCTTGTGTAGCCGTGATACTGTAATCAGACTGCAACATATCTGCAGCTTGTCTAGATAGATCGGCGTGTTCCTGAGCTTTTTTCAAACGCTCGTTTTCTGCACGCAAATCATCCATTTCTTTAGCTTTCTTCTCTTCTTCGTACTGTCTTTTCTGCTCTTCATTCATTCGAGCTAGCTTTTCGGCTTCGGTTCTAGCATTCTCGATCTGTGTGGCTGCAGCTTCTTCTGCTTCCTTACGAGCTTTGTCCTCCGCACGTTTAACTCTTTTTCGAATGATGCTATCCAATTCTTCCTGGGTGTATGTTTTAGCAGCTTTTTCCGGTTCATCTTTTGATCCAGTTTCTGTTGGATCTGTTTCTTGTGCACCCTCAGCTGCTGGGTCCGCTTCCGGTTCTGCAAACAATTGCAAGTTGAATGGATATTTTAAAGCAAAATTTAATGTTTTCATTTTCTTGATCTCCTTCTTTTTAATGAGGTTATGTCCCTCGCCATGAGCTTTTTAGGTCTTCAAAGTTTGGACCTTTAAAACTTTGGCAGTCTACGAGATGTGATATACACCTTGTATTGCCTTGATCGGCCACAAAAAATGCACCGTTGACTACGTACTTCAACGATGCACTCTAATTTCCGATCATAATATCTTTTTTCAATACGCTCCTCATATCTGTGATTACACATCTTTCAGTTCCACGTATTCCGGATACGCCTCTTCTGTGCCTTTGCAGCCTATTCTGAAGAAACTTAGCGCTAGTTCTCCAGCAAGGTCTAATTCTGAGATATACAACGTCTTGCTATCTTCATCAGGCTCATCGTAATATCTGCAAATAGCATCGGATGTTTCGTCGATTGAATTGGCCAATGTCAGGAAAAGGACTGAGATAGCGCTGCAGACGATATCTCTTCCTCTTGGAGCGTAACCTGCATGGCCATGCATTTCAATCAGGCAATCACGTTCTGTCTGTTTAATTTTTATGTTGATCACATGGTATCACCCGTTTCATTCTGGTATAAGAAAAGGCCACTTGTTTTGAGTGACCCAATTTTTAGAACCCTGGAACGATGTCTTTTACATCCTTCAGAGTTTTCTTTACTTTTTGAAGCATAGAATTTTCAAATAGGTATTCAATACCTTTCGGAGTAATTAAAGCCTTGGTTAAATCTCCCCAGTAAATACCGTCTTTTGTGTTTTCTGGGTCAATCCCAACAATGTAGCCATCTCTTAACAGGGCCGCAATAATATACTCCCAATATGGCTCTGGTAATGAATATTGAGATGCCGTCAAAAAGGAACGTTCTGGTTTTTCGCCTTTTTTCAAGCAATCATATAAGTACTTAAGCACCTGATATACAATTACAAAATAATCATCTCTTGCCATGGTACATCTCCTTTTTCTACAGAATAACACCTAGCAAAGAAGATAGCACAACGTTAAAAGAATCTTTTACAAATTCAGAAGCCTTTTTCATTCCGCTGTTTTCTTCCAAAAAGACAACTCCCTCGTAGGTAATCTTGAATGGTGGATCTGTTTCTACATATACTTTATAATCCTTATATTTGTTTTCATACACCTTGAATCCTTTGATGTAGCCATGGGTTACTAATGTAGAAATTACTTCCAGCCAGTAGTTCTTAGGAACATCAAATAGTTTAGAGCTATAAGAGAAGTCTTCTAATTTAGCTTCTTTATCGAGTTTCATACACTCGTACAAATACTTTAAGATCTTGTACATAAGTACCTGCATATCATTACTAGCCATAATAGTATCTCCTTTCTCTATGAGTAAAAAGAAAATCCGACACTTTGTCGACTTATTCAATATTAAACTTAATCCAATTTCCCTGATTTAATCAATTCATCTGTTTGTTTAAGCATATCCTCAAATATATCCCAATTCTTTTTTGTTCCAGCATCAGGACTTATTAATTCCTTTTGAGTAACTAAAGGCCTATTAGGTTCCATATTCATCACCTTATCCACTGAATCCCACATTCGTTATGCCTTCTTAAAATAGCTTTTGCTATTTCATCAGTATGGTCAACAGGATTCTCGTATTTCCCTCTTTCTTCGAAGATTATATCACGAAATTTTGTTAAGTTATAGTTTTTTGTCTTATTCAGAACTGCTATTTTTCCTTTATTTGTGACAATTGTTACGGCTTTTACTTTTTCGTCGTAGAAACACCCTAAATCGTCATAAGAAAATTCATTTGTAAATCCATGATTATGAAGCCAATAAACCGATTGATAGTCACTCTCTTGCATCATAGCAACTGCTTTAATGTTTTTATTTGGATTCACACTCCTTGCTGATCCAAAGGTAATTACCTTATCATCATAGTTATTTACCTTAACTATAGTCAGTACCTCATCACTATCATTGTCGTCCATCGACTTTTTCAGAACTTCTTTATGTAATTCTTGTAACCCTACTGCGTCTAGAAGTCCTTCAAATTCTATTGGCTTAACTTTATTTATAGCTTGCTCAGTAATATATACTTTCTCATCACCAAGTTTACTACTTACTTTTTTATTCGCAGAAAGCTGTTCTTTCCACTCGTCAAACCTTAAACTGTGTTCTCCATTTGCTAATTCATTTAGCCACTGCTCATACACTTTTCTATCTGAGTGAGGCGCTGTACTGCAGTGACAATTTGGATGCATTGGAGGTGCATTTTCTCCTGGCTCCAGGTCTTTTAGCTTGAAAATCTGCTTATCCAGTACCTTGCAAATAGGACATACATCTTTTAAGCCACATGCAACATATTCATATTCATCGATTCCGTTTGCTTCGTAGGACTCAGCCTGGGCCTGTATACGTACTCTGGTTAGCTCTGTACGCAGTAAACGCTCGGCCTGGTACCTTGTTACGTCAAATCTCTTTCGCACCTTAGGAATAAATTCTCTAGGGTTTCTGCCTTGAATCAAAGCTGTTGACAGTATTCCATAAAGGTCATTTTTCAATAGGTCCTGCTGCGACCAGATTCGTTCTGAAAATGTAGCATTTTTAAAACTTGAATTTGCAATTGTCTTTGCGGTTTTAGCATTATCAATAATCGTATCTCCTAGGATACCTGCATTTCGTTGAATCTGTTCAAGTGCGGCACCTTCTAGCTTTTCCTTTGTAAAAGAAACAAGCTCATCACCGCCAGCGGTAAGCTCTAATCCTATGTTTGCTTTTAAAAGTTCAAGTCGGTTGACTTTCATGGCCAGATTATAAAGTCTCATCTGTTCATTGGCTTCTTTTGAGAAGTCTTTTTCTTTTACGTACTTTTTAGCTTTTTTCTCGTATTCTTTTATGTCGATATCAGAGGCCTTGCGCTTAGCTTCAGCCATTGACATACCCTCTTTGTTTGAATATCGAACGAAGAAGGACTCAATTTCCTTGTTGATCTGGGTAAGCATCGTACTGTAAATGTCCTGGATCTCCTGAATGTACTTGGCTTCATCTTTTAAATCTGCTTTCTTCCATTCACGCTCTCGCTTTCTCCAGTAATTACTGCTTTTGCTCATCCTCTTTGTCCTCATCAATTAGCAAATCTTTTGGATCAAAGGAATCAACACGGTTTTGCATTTGGTCTTCATTTTCTTTTTCAATTCGATCCAGTTCTTCCTTAGGATCCGGAACATAGGATAATAAAGACAACTGTGTTTCTTTTGATACGATACCTTCTGCATCTCGTGCGGTCTGTGTTTCTTCCTGTCTGTTTTTAGGAAGGTTTCTAGACATCTTGATATCCATGTCCATCCAGGCATCTTTATCTGAAACGTTTGTATTCAATGAACAGAAGATTTTATATCTCTTTCGCATTGATTTCTCAATCTTACGATCAAAACCAAGTGCCAGGTTACTCATAGCCTGTGTTTTGTAGGCTAAGGCTACACCTGAGGTAGACTGGCCATAGTTCTCATCCGAGATATTCGCTACCATCGAGATCTGATAGATCAAACGTTCAAGACGCTGTAATAAGTTTTCTTGGGTTGCATCTGCCGTCGGCTTGGTTAAAAACTGTACCAGGATATCCTTGGCATCATCTGTACCGTAAATATTAATCACTCGATCATCGCGAATTCTCTGTACCCCGTCTTCATCAACTTCGGCACCTAGAATAGCTAAATAGGCTTCTGCAAAGGCATCTACATCGTTGGCTTTCTCACTGATCGTATGGTTAAACTCTTCAGTTAATCCTGTGATAGGCTCGTATAAACCGATACGTTCTTCGTTCATCTTGTATTCGACTACAGGAATGTATCCGTATGGGTTTTCGTAAGCTTCACCAGGTACCTTCACACCCTTTTCAAATCGCTCGATACTGTTTCTAGTCAAGATTTCACCATACAGATTGCCCCATCTGTCTTTAGTCGATAAATCACCATCGGTATCATGATATCCATATCGCACTGCGAACAAGGCTCTGTGCTTAACCGTATCATCGTAGACAACAAACATTTCATCAGGTTTTACAACGGTCATCTTCGTCCGTCGTTCTTCATCCTGATAAAGATATTCAAAGGCATGACCATAAATACACACATTCTTGAAAAGCTCGAAGTCATGATCTGTGATCTCATTATCGCGATCAAAGTTTTTCAAAGCCTCATTAATAGTTTCATCCTCATGCGATTTCTTGATCGGGTTACCATAGGCGTAGCCCATGAAGGTATCCGTAATGTATCGAGGAAAGTTAGCCACAAGTCGGTTATCCGGTTTCCAGGATTCCTTTTCAGGTTGCTGATAGATATTGTGAAAGCCTTTATACAGATTCTCTAGATAAGAGTATCGTCTAATTCGCTTTGCATGCTTTTCAATATAGGCCTTTACAATGTTCATAGACACACCATTGGCCACCATAGCTTCGTCGATTACCAGTGGATCAGGTAATACAAAAGGCCTATTTTTAACTTGACTCATAGGTACCTCGCTTTCTATTTAAAAGTCTTGATAGTAACTCTGCCCATTGCGTATTTTTCAAGCGCATAGCGCATAGCATCCATCAAGTGGTTAAAGTCATCAATTGGCTGGTTGATTGCATTTCCAAACTTGTCCTTGTCAAAGGTGTAGTTCTGGATTTCTGTTGTAAAATTCACACATCTAGGGTGTATATAAATCGTTAAGCCCTGGATGTACTGAATACCGTGTGATATTGAGTCCTTACCTTTAACAGCAGCTTTTGCTCTCAAGCCATAGCCTCTCAATTCTGCGATTGACTTAGGTTCTGCCGAATCACAGACAATGGATTCTTTACCGTATCCCATTGATACGATGCGGTCGTATATCATCCGATTGGTCAGTCCCTTTTCATATAGTTCATCCCAGATGTACAAAGCCTTGTTTTTCTCATCCAGGAAACCAATAAAAAATGCAGTAGGATCATTCGTGTAACCGAAGTCCATACCGCACACTGTTTTATAGTTGACCATGTCGGTCAGTTCAAACCGGTAATCAATGTGAACATTGTCATAAACAAGTCCTTCAGTGATTCCCCAGTTTCCTAATCCTGCGACATTGTATCGTCGTGGATTGTTGATCTTCATATTTTCGAATAAGCGTTTATCCGCTTCATCAAGCCACTCATTACAAGTGTAGTTCGTGGTCTGTGCCAGGATATCCGGATTCGAGACATCGAAAAACTTCTTCTTCAGCCAGTGTCTCTCGTTCCATGGGTTGAAGCTGATCACCCATTGTTTCCATAAGTTTGGTGGAAGCTCACCACGAATGGACTCATCCAGGGTATCAAAGTCTGCCTCTGAATTGACTTCAAAGGCTTCTTCCAGCCAAGCCCAGCACAAGTAGCCATAGTCTACTGTGATAGATGTAACCTTCAACGGATCGTCCAGCCCTCTAAAAAGGATCTTCTGTCCTGTTGGAAGGTAAGTAGCTTCTAATGGTGACTCTTTAAAGGACCACAGATTCTCAACTTCAAGTCTTCGTGTAGCCCACTTCAAGTCCGTCCAGCACGAATCCTTCAGGGTTCTGTAGGTTTTACGGATTACAAGCAAATTTGATTTATCGTACTTCATCATCAAATAGATCCAGCGTAATGCTGTAGTCTTTGATTTCTTTGAAGCACGTGAACCCTTGATCACGTTATAACGTCCTTTGAAGTTCCAGAATTTCTTATAGCCTCGGCCTACGACTTTGGCTATGTTGATTCGTTTCTCCTTGAATCTACTCTTCAAGGTCATCCTCTCCTTCAAAGACTGGAAGGACTACATCGGCCTGCACTTTATCGGTAAACATGCTGTATCGTTTACCAATAAGCTCCGCGGCTTTTAACCGGTCCTTTTCAGATGGGTTCTTTAAGGTGTGCTCAATGTGTGACACACCCTCACCATCACCAACTACAAGGACTTCTTCAGCCTCTGCCTGACCTCGCATGACCTTAGTAAGGTATCGCATGACCTCTGTCACATCGGCAATATCGTCGGCTTTGATCTGTTCCATGACCTGATCAATGTATTCCTTGACCTTTGGCATGTTACGCAGTTCGTAGCCATACTTGCTAGCTGCATCACGACGACCCTTGTAGCTTGGATATGCTTTCATGACGGCTTCTACACTGTTCATATCTTTCAGGTATTCATGGACGAAGATCTTCTGTTTCTCAGTCAGTCGAACGGACCCACGTGGATGTTTTGCTTTTGGCATACGTTACCTCACTTTCCAGCTTGCTTCGGATAGACAATCAAAATAGGCTCTCAAGGTGAAAGGAAAACGAAAAAGCCCTTGATTGCCTATCCCAGGCAAGCAAAACAAAAAAGCCGAGATTTATCTCTCCCGACTTTTGTACGATACCATTATACTCTGTTGACACGCTTAGTTTCCTAAGTCTTTATTTTAAAATCCTTGAAATGAGCCGAATCATCTTGTCATAGACATTCGAGTAACCATACTTATACTCAAGATGTCTGTAGGGCTCGCCGTTTACGAAGTCCTGACTGAAGGCTCTTTCGTTATCGTTGCAGACTAACTGCAATCTTTTATAGTAGCCTTCGGCTCTAGCAAGACATTTGATGTAGAATGCCTGTTCATCCATTAGTGCCTGTTCATCAGACAGTAGTCCATTCACAATCGTACTTTTTTCCTTGTGGTTTTCAATCTTGACCCCTTCACCGCCTAAAGGGCAGTGGGGTGTCTGAATATCATTGAGCTGATCCGTCAGATCCTGTAGAAGGATTCGAATCTCTTTCAGTTTGTTTCGATAATATCGAATTGATTTTAATTCCTGCAGAATATAGACTGCATCTTCTCTTGTCATCGCTTACCTCCATGATTCTAGTAAGCATCGCTTCTATCGAAGTTCGTCCATCGATACTTAATACAGCTGTCCAGTCAGACTGAACGCAAACAGTTTAATGAGTAGTCCTGATATATTTGTGATCAGGATGTAGAAAAGGAATATCAGAAAGGCAAGTGTCAGACTGCAGACAATTGCAAGTATTATAGCTTTGCGTTCTTTCATACTATTCCTCCAGAATACGGACCTGTTCCGGTTCAACACAGAACAGGGCTCCGTCTGGAAACTGGATGTCCATCAAAACAAAATGTGAGCCCACGTCACTTTTGTAGCATCTTTTCCGTAGGATCTCACCGGTCAGTCCGATGTAATCCCTTTTCAGTCTTCCGGTTCCTGCAACAAGTCCATGCTCATATCCAGAAGTCAGTTTAATTAGCTTTGCTTTCATGCTACCTCCTCAGGGCTTCGATGAGCCTCTTTTGTGTTACATCCTTTTCATCCAGGGCCTTCAGCATATCCTCATCAATGGTTCCAGGAACTATGATCTGATAGATAGACACATTCTCTTTCTGTCCCTGCCTGTAGATTCTGGCGTTGGCCTGCTGATACAGTTCAAGGTTCCAGTTTGGTAATGTGTACCATACGGCTATGTGACCACCTTGCTGAAGGTTAAGGCCATGACCGGCACTGGCTGGGTGGATCAGAAGGACATCGACATCACCATTATTCCAGTCTCGGACATCTTTCTCATCGCTCAAGGCTCTTACGTTGAGGCCCTGAGCCTTTAAATGGGCCTTTATTCGTGAAAGCTCATGACGGTAGTAATAGAACACCATAACCGGATTTCCGTTAGCTGATTCAATCAGATCATCTAAAGAATTCAGCTTTGCATCATGTATTACTTTCGTGCCTACATTGTCACCAAATTCATCCTTGATATATATCTCTCCTGAGGTCATCTGCAGCAGCTGGCCACAAAGGACTCCTGCATTCACAGCCATCAGCTCTTCATTGCTCTCAAATTCTAGCACTTTTTCACGTTTAAATGTTGTATATGCTTTCATGGTTTTTTCTGTCATGCTGGCCTTGACCTTGATGTACTGAACAGGGGGAAGCTCAGCACAGTCTTTCTGATCAAGACTCATGCAGATATCACTGATTCTCTCGTAAATCAGTTCTTCACAGCTATCACGCACTTTCCAGTCGTACACGACATGGCCATTCTGTCTTCCAGGCTTAAGATACCTGGCTCTGAACTCAGACAATGTTCTGCCAAGTCTTTCACCCTGATCCATAAGATAGATCTGGGCCCACAGATCAGGCACTCCCTTGGGGGCAGGAGTACCCGTTAGACCTATGAAGCGCTCAGTCAGTGGCATCATCTTACGAAGTGCCTTGAATCTTTTGGAACCTGGATTCTTGAATGTGGAAAGTTCATCGATGACAACCATGTCAAAATCGAACAGGTTCTGTTCTACAAGCCATGTCACATTCTCTTTTCCGATAAGGTAGATCTGCGCATCCACCTGTAATGCATTCTTACGCTGTTTAGCAGTGCCTGCAACAACTGAAAACTTTATGTCCTTAGTATGAGACCACTTCTGTATCTCATCTGGCCATGTGCTCTTTATAACACGTACAGGACCTATGATCAGTATCCTCGCTACTTCGATACCTATTAATTCATTCAGTATCGTAAGTGTAGTTACTGTCTTTCCTGCACCCATGGGAAGAAGAAGACCACACCTTTCATGATCCAGGCCGAACTGGATAGCCTTTTTCTGGTAGGCGTGCGGCTTAAATTCGATCAAAATGCTGCTCCATTGGCTCGATACCGGATTCAAGCATTGCTGCAAGCTCATTGACCTGTTCCTTGGTTGAGATACAGAACACCTTGATACCTCGGGTTCTTATTCGCTTGGCCATCTTCTTCTGAAGTTCTCGGGGTTTTCCATGTGGCTTTTTCAGTTCAACAAAGAAAGCAAGGCCTCTGTAGAGTATGAGTCTGTCTGGTACACCGGAAAGCCCTGGACTTGTAAACTTCATTGCTAGACCGCCAATAGAGTTGATCTTATTCACTAAATAGAGTTCTACATTTGATTCTGTGATCATTGAAGCCCCTCCCTGTAATTCTTCATCATGCGTTCCTGTTTAGCCTGGATGATGTCGTTGATCTCATCATCGCTTATGCCGTAGTAGTATTTCATCTGATCCATAACAATCAGTACATCGGCCATCTCTTCCACAAGGTTGGAACGTAAGCCTTTATACTCAAGTGGCTTGGTACTTTTTTCAGGATACCGGATCAGCTTTGTGATGGCCTTCTGCAGTTCAGACAGTTCTTCAACAGCTACAAGACTCTGCATCTCGATGCCGTACTGTCCTATATAGACCTTGTTTATTTCTCGATTCATTGTTTTTACCTTCCTTTCTATGTCAGGACACAGAAGCAACAGTGAAACGGTAGTCCCAACTTTTTCTATATATATATCATATTTACTATATATTGTTACGCGCGCGTATACATGTGTGCACGTATTATATACATTTATATATATTTATTAAGTTAACAAAATTACTGTTGCCACTGTTGCACTACTGTGAAATGGCTTTTATTTAAAACAGATTTGTCGCAACGCTCTCGAAAATCACTGTTGCCGATTTTCACGTTCACTGTTGTCACCGTTGCTATGTGATTTTTTTGTATTTTTTCACAAGTTAACATCACTGTTGCGCACTGTTGCCGCTGTTGCGTTTAAACCCTTTTTAAGCAACAGTGCTTTACTTCTATTCTTGGCCTCAAATCACGACACAATTTGCCAGGATTTCCTTCAGTTCTTTACCTGGATCCACGTTCTTAAAGTAGCCTTTTTTCTTCATGCACATCAGATTATCAAACATTTTGAACGTGCCTGAATAACTTTCCTGAACATAGGCATCCAGGATATCCCATTCAACTTTTGTCAGACGACAGTGATTTCCTGTATAAGGACTTGCCATCCAGTCTATTCTAGCAATGGCACAGTTACCCTCGTCTCCAAATAGACATCTATTACAATCTACCTCTCCACAAGCGCATAATACCCGATCGTCCTTTCTGATACAGAAGGCATCATAGTCCTCAATTTTCTTAATCTGTTCGATATAACGTTCTAAGTTTGTCTCCTTAGTCATAACAAATTTCTTCTTTTTCATTTTCGCTCTCCTGTATTCTTCTGTAGATTTCTGACTCAATGCTATGCACATTCAGTTCCTCATCTTCACGTGTTTGTTCTCTAACTGTATGCCATACGGCCATCATCAGACTTTCCAGCTTCCTAAGTGCATCCTTGCTTTCGACCGTCACATGCAGCTTGATACCTGCATCTATAAATTCATTGTTCTTCATAGCCTAGTGCCTCAAACATTTGTCTTGCTGTCACTTTCTTTCTCCTCCTCCAAGCATTCATGCTGCATGATGCAGTACATTGCCTTAATAACACTTACAACTTCGTGCCAGGTCATATGACTAACGATTGTTTCACAACCATCTTTATTTTCATCTGAGTAATCCCTGATCAAGTCGAAAGTTTTACGTGAATCATCACTATATGCAAGGTAATAGTTATATTTAGCGTAAGCATTTATTAACTCTAGCCTAACCTGTGTTTCTAAGTATTCTTTATTCATCATTTCTGTTCATCCTCTTCTTTCATTGGCTTAGGCAATGGCATCCAAGCTTTGACATCTAATTTGAACATTCCGTAACCAAAGTTTTTTCCGTCCCAAAACGCTATGACTGAGTATCCTTCATTTATAGATACTAGATACACATCCAATGGACTGTAATCTAACTCTTGATTTTCCCTTGGTGGTTCAGGAAGTCTTTCAGAAACAGGAATCCACTCAAATGAATCTGCTTTATTAGCTAAATCTTTTAACAAATCCATAGAATTAGACATTTCTTCCATCGTCGGCTTATATCCATCTTCTCTTTCTTCTCCACACATTAAGTGAAGCAATGTATCTATTACTTCAATTGCTTTTTTGTATTTATTCATATGTCTTTATCTCCTTTTTAAAAAAATGCAAGAATTATACTGATGATACTAATCACCAAAATAAATGATTTAATTGTCTCTTCAAGATCTTTGATGCCTTTAGCGCGACACGATACAATTCCAAATATAGCAATAATATATAAAGCTAAGATAAATAAACTAATCACTGCTTTAATTTGTTTCATACACCATTCTCCTCATCTATCCACTTTCTAGGTAACCCGTATTTCTTGTTGATCTCTTTAAATTCTTCAAATGTCATACTTTGTCCTCATGCTCCTGTCTGTGCAAATCAAAGAAATCAGCTTCTTTCAGTTCCTGCAGTGACTTGTTTCCTTGAAATAGTCCCTTATTAATAAGTTCCATATACTTACGCATATAGAAGTCTGACTTCTTCAGATCTTCTTCCTGACCTTTGCTGGCGGCTCTATAGCGGTACTTCCATACATTACATAGACAGAAGGCTGCTACGATGTCATCACCAAATACAAGCCTCATCTCATCAAGGCATTCCATAGCATCCTCTCTGCAGTAATGCTTAGGATGATTGATCATATCTACTTTGTCACCCTGTGCTATCTTGTTCATTTCAATTGCCTGCTTGCAGTAATCATTTGCTTTTGTCATATCAGCAACCTTCTAAGCTTTCCACAAAGTCCTTATTGACAGCCTGTTTCATTTTTACAGCACGATCCACTTTATGAAGGATTCGATTTACTTTCTTTTCTGTTAGATATCCAATAGGATCGCCGATCATTCCATTATCAGCACCTATAAGTGCTAACTCAAATGGAGAAAATCCATTCCCATAGGTTATGATCCTTCTTTCATACATATGACAGATCACACTTACTTTGATGTCACCAAATTTATAGAGCCACTGATTGCATTTATACTGTTTCGTAATTTCAGTATGATCTTCTGTAAAAGTTTCAAAATCTGTATGCAATTCAATTTCTGGAATCATTGTTCGTTCTCCTTTTCAAATAACTTCTTAATTTTAGGCCACCTCTTATCCAGCACAAGAGCCACCTCTTATCCAGCACAAGAGCGGTAGCCTCGCAGACGATAGACCATCTTAAAAGGTCGACTGTGGCAAATGGAAGGTCCTTCTTGTTGTCACTGCGGTTCTGTCCTGCAGTCTTCTGTGTTGTCATGTGAATCAGTTCATCAACTAGACTTTCCAGGCCTTCCGGGTTTCCGCCACTGTTCTGTCCCTTTTCGAAAAAGTCCCACATCTTGTCTTTCATTTGTTCTTTCCTTTCTTAGCAATCGTTGTACCAAGCCTAGCAAGCGCTACACCGGTACGCGTCAGTTCCTTATCATCTGTATACAGCCTGTTTCGAGCCATATAAGCACTTTCGGACTTGCTGACAAGGACGAGATTATCTAGGTCATAGTTTCTTCTATTACCGTCTAGAAAAGCACATTTATATCCTTCAGGGATAGGTCCATGTGCTTTTTCATAAATAAGTATGTGCTTGGCCTTCCAGTTATCCTTTTTCTTTCCCTTGTACTTGTCCGCTATCTTTACATAAACGTAGCCATCCTTGCTCTCAGTCTCAGTTCCAATAGGGCACCAGTTATCTGGTCTATGGCCTCTACTGAAGCTTCCAATATTACCACCAACATTGAACACGCCTGTAGTACCCTTGTTAACTGGAACATGACCTTTTTTAAACCGGGTGTCCCAGCTTGAGACGATCTTGTAGTTCTTCTTGATGGACTGTATCTGCTGACGCGTATAGTTTGTACCCCATCGTTCATTGAACATCCTCGCGATTTCATCGGTTCCTCTTCCGGGAGCGATTTCTCTTAGATATTCAATCTGTTCCATAGTGTATTTTCTACAGCTTCCAAGACATCGTCCTGGGTTGATACCACTTTTCAACTTATGATTATGCTTGTAGGCGTCTATTTGCTTTTCTGTAAAGGAAGTGCCGAAGTGCTCATTTAGCATTTTAGTCACTTCACTAACTCTTCTTCCCTCAATGATACTGACCAGGTAGTCATGCTGCTCTTTACTGAGTAAGTGTTTAGGCATTATCCTATCTTCTTTCTGTCTTCGATTCTTAACATCTCAGGCACCTGACTAGGATCTCTGTCGTCCATTGCATATTCCATTTTCAACTTCTCCGCTTTTAGCACGGTATTGGCATTGGCAATGATCATACCTGCAACACTTTCAATTGCCCGGCTTCTCTTGATCTGCTGCTTTAATGCCTCACCATGCAGATCGTCATCATTTAGACGCTCGATCTGTTCGAAGAGGATATTGTTCAAATCTGTTAGTTTATTCTCCATATTTGTTTTCCTTTCAAATTGTTGTCACTTCTTCGGTCTTAAATAGACTCTCTGTCTTCCGTATGATGCACCACGTACTCTTATAGCTCCAGTACGCTTCCAGCCAATGTGATCCATGATGGCCTTCAGTTCTCTTTGATCTGAGTTTGAGAATCTTACTTTTACATCATTGAAGACCTCGCACCATATCTCTAATAGACTTACACAGTCACGTTCTTCAATGCCTTCATTCTTTGGATTCTCAAGCCACTGAACACGAGCGCCCACTTCCATATCCAGCCAGTTAGCCGGAAGCTTTCTATCCAGGTACTCACGAACCATGTCCTCACGCACACTTCTGTACGTGTATTCTTCCTGAGCCTGCTGAGCTTCTTTCAATAGTTCTCCGTCCAGGAATAAGGGTTCATGTTCCTTGAATCTCTGCTTTGCCTCGGCAAAAATCTGATCACGTTCTTTAGGAAGCTGCGTGAATACATCCTTCGTTGCACGCTCTGGATCTGTTCCAATGGGCCAGAAACGACGGTTACCTGTGTAGTCCCTTAAGAACTCTGTGTCATTCGTGGTACCAAAAAACACGCACTGTCTCGGGTTGTCCGTTACTCGTCTTGCGTATGCCTTGCGGTATCTGTCATCACGCTTACTGATAAACTGCTTCATGGATTCGATGTCTGCTTTTCTAGCTGCAGATAATTCAGACCATTCAACGATCCACGATCCATGCAGTGCCTCATATCCTTCTTTTCCTGCAATCGTAGTGATTGAATCTGAGAACCAGTCGCCACCAAGGATACTGAGCATATGTGATTTACCGATACCCTGCTGGCCTACAAGCACAGGCATATAGTCCATCTTGCATCCAGGTACATAGATACGGTTCACGGCAGCCGTAATTGACTTACGGGCTACGGCTCTTGTATAGGCACTGTCATGCGTTCCAAGATAGTCGATAAACAGTGTATCCAGTCTAGGCACTCCATCCCATTCCAAACTGTCCAGGTAGTCACGTACCGGATGAAAGCTGTTCTGTTCCTGTACATAGGCTACAGCATCATCGATCTTGCCCTTGGCCACGATGTGATAGGTCTTTTCAAGATAATATCGAAGCGAGGCATCATCTGTATCGTTCCAGGTCCTGTCAGTTGGGTTGAACTTCCACCATGGAAGATCCCCCGTTTTGACAGGCTTTTGAGCGAACAGATCATTGCCACCGATAGAGTCCTTTAGCTTTGGATCAAGCGTCAGGATCTTGACGATGTTGTCCGTAGTCATTCTGAAGTTTCCATGTTTGTCGACATCCAGGTTTTCAAGCCAGTTTACTTCGTCTTTACTCTGTTCCTGTGTCTCATCGGCAAAGTCATTCTGTATTTCATTCTGCTTGTCTTTTGCCAGCTGCTTTCTTGTAAGATCATCCTTTTGCATCATTTCAAGCATGAAATCATTGGACTCACTGTCCGTAGCATCCGGCCACAGATGCAGTCTTACAAGATCGTAGGCGTTGCATAGCATCTGTCCGGTTGGATCGGTACTGTGGTTACTGTAGGCATACTTGTCTTCATAGATAACAAGTCCTCCGGCAGTAGATCCCTTGGCATAGGTGTAGCGGTTCGCATCGTTATCCACAGGTACATAGTCCTCCGGAATAAACTTAGCGATCGCTTCATGTATGTTGTAAGCACGGCAGAAGGCACCAATCCATCCGGACTTCGTTAATGGATCCTCCTGCTTGCCTGTAATCTTCTTATGTAATTCAGTTTCTCTTGACGAACGTGGCCAGAAGCTCATGTCTGTCCAATCGTCTACATTTTTCAACACGATATCCGCATTGAGCAGTATGCCGTCAATCTCTTTGAAGACATAGTCGCCATCGCTTGAAGTCGATGGCCAGAACATCATACGAGCCGGCTGATAGGTCGTATCGTCAAAGATATCCATATCGATTCTTGAGGCGACCCATCTGGCCAGAAACTCATATTCATCCGGATTCACGTTCCTGGATAAAGGAAGGATCCATCTGAACTTTGGATGTTCTGATGTATGCTTATGTGTTGAATATATACATCCTTTAAAGTTTGCTTTCTCATTGATCAGATCAATGAAGTTACCAGGTGCAAAGTCTGCATCCAGTGTGATACAGCTTCTGGAGATAACTGACTGATTGTTTCGTTTCCCTTCTCGTAATTCCCCTGCAACAAAGCCTCCTACATCCTTGATTTCTGACTGCTGGTCTCTTGTCATGGATGCATACTGTGCTACGGTCTCACTTGTTCTTTTCGTAACGCTCAGTTTATCCATCAGAGCCTGCCACGATATATCCTGGTTGTAGTATTGTCTTTGTCTTCGGTTCTTACATGTGGCAATCTTCATGCGTTATCTCCTTTCTGTCTGCTTGTTCTTATCTTTCATTCGGTTCAGAATATTCTTCTGATCATTTCTAATTGTGTTCACAGATTCCAGTGTCTCTGTACTGACTTTTTTGATATCCTGGAAGACCTGCATGGTCTCCTTTGATAAAACAGTATCCTGTGCAGGCTCTTCCATGGTCCGGTTCAGATGAGCCAGTGACAGAGCGATACTGTCCAGACGGTTGCAGATGCGATCCCTGGCATTGTCTATTGCCTCGATCAGACGATCTACATCATCCATACTGGCTATATCGTCCTGTCTTCTCTGTTCTGCGGGTTTATTTAAATAGCAGAGTCTTTGTTCGATAGCTTTTACCGAGCGTCCCTGAAGCAGAGTACTGTACGTACTGTGTATCTGCTTTGCGTTCAGTCCGATAGAAGTAAGCTGTCTTAAAAGTTTGTCCTCTGCATCTATCCATTTAGCTGACATCGTCATTCTCCTGTCATGCACCAAGTCTAGGTGCTTCTGCGACATCCAGTCCAAACACAAGCTTCAGCATCCATATCAGAAAGCTAAAGACAAGTACCCAAAGGATGCCGACAATGATTTCTCTTTTATATTTCTTCATACTATTAATCTTTCTTGTAGTAGGTACTCGTGAAGCCGTCACCCACAAGGACCAGATCCGGTGCCCATTCAATAGGTTTGGCCATCACTTCCAGCAGCTTTTCAAAAGCCTCCTGTTCGATGCAGGTATTAGCTTCACATATGACCTCATCATGTACATGCATGACACAGTCAACACCTATAAGGTCACAGCCTTTCATCGTCTCGCATAGACAGTCTCTCGCAATGGCCTGAACTACATTTTCCGTAAGCTTTCCGCCCCACGTGTTAATCCAGCACCACTGACGTGTAGTCTGATTCAAGCCCATGAACTTGACCTGGCCATCTTCGATACACGGTGAAACATAGGCTATCCTTCTTCCATTAGGAAGCTGGATGTACACATTGCCATGTGACTTGAATACAGCCATGTTGCGGTCAAGCTGTGTATAGCCTCCATTGATAGCCTTCTCAAATGCATGCCCTAAGGCATACCAGAAGTTAGGAATATTCGGACTGGCCTGTCTCCATTTTGTTACGATCTCCTGCTGCTGTTCCGGTTCGATTCCCATCTTGCTGGCACCAAAGGCTTCAAGTGCTGCCGTTCCGCCACCATATCCAAGTGCCAGCTCGGCAATCTTTCCTTTCTGCCTTAAATGTCCGTTTACGCCATGTTTCTCAACAGGAACACCAAACATCTGACTGGCAGACGCACAATAGATATCGCCTCCATTCTTGAAGACATCCTGTCTCCACGTTGTACGTGTAAGCCATGCAATCACACGTGCTTCGATGGCGCTATAGTCTGCAATAGCAAATACGGTTCCAGGACGAGGTATGATCATCGTTCTTATCAGTGTCGAGAAGACATCGTTCATTGAGCCATAAAGAGCTTCCAGTGTTGGCCAGTCCTTCTGAGCTACCAGATTACGAGCCGTCTCCATATCATCGAAAGAGTTTCTGGGGAAGTTCTGTGGCTGGATCAATCGACCGGCCCATCTACCCGTACGGCCTCCAAAGAACTGGAAGCATCCTCTGACTCTTCCATCACTGCAAGCAGAACGGATAAAGGCTTCATATTTCTTGACACTTGTCTTTCCAAGTTCCTGACGTATCTCAAGAACTCTTCTTGCATCGTCGCTTATATCCTCTTTTAAAAGGTCCTTAACGACTTCTTTTGTAATACTGTTTACTGTGATACCCTGCGTGTCAAACAGCCACTGCTTCAACTGTATGACACTCTGCGGGTTATCCAGCTTTGTAATTTCCTTAGCCTCTCTTGCAAGGCTTTCACTCAGTTCTTCATGGTAGTTCCATATAGACTGGATCAGGTCAACGGCTACCTGGATACCTCTGTCGTTGATATGCTGGTCCATGTACCAGTTCTCCCACTCGAAGTCAGGAATCTCACCCATGGCATCCAGTGTATCGTAGATAGCCTGCTCAGACGCAACATCACGTCTGTTATACTCGATGAAGGTCTCCCATTTATCAGGTGCATGCTTAGGAAGGTTGACCGTTCTTCCGCCATTGGCCTTAGTTGGCCTGCAAGGACAGCAGAAGTACTGGATCAAGCGCTTACCAGTTGCTAGCTTGACCTTGTCCTCATCCAGTCCTAAAGCAGGGCCTAAGGAGGCAAGAGCACCAGGATAGCCGTGTTCTACGGCCATGATCATCGTATCCTTCCACTGTTCAGGTGGAAGAAAGCCTTCATAGCTCAGCTTCTTGTCAAAATCCTTTGAGTACCAGTTATCCAGTACCTGCAGGTCTTTTAGATGTCTTGTCAGACAGACTCTTTCAAAGTTGGCATTATGAGCCACCTTGATAATGTTCTCGTCTGTGAGTGCATTTAAAATCGATATAGGAAGATGTCCTCCATTGGCCATGTCTATCACAGTTACTGGTTCATCATTGAAGGCATATCCAAATAAGAGAATCCTGAAGTCAGGACTCTCTGCATACTTGTATACTCCGCTTTTTCCAAGATCTACACTTGAATAGGTTTCCAGGTCTATATGAAGAAGATTCTTATAACCAGCCATTGTCATCCGTGCCTTCTACTTCATCTGCAAAATCAGATGTACCAGAAGCACGACCACCTAGGTAGTCACCGTCCATTGTCTTCAATACATTAGACAAGCCACAAGAGATTCCGCCTGTTCCTTTGATGTATGGGAAGAAGTTGAATGTGATCTTTCCATAGCATCCTGAATAGACTTCTGATGCAATCTGTTCCTTAGGAATAATCACTAACTGACCGCCATGGATCTTGCATACATCCGGTGCTGTAGTCGATTTAACACTTAACTTGTACATTCCCTTGTAGTTTGCATCAGACATTAATCTTGGATCCTGATCACAGTCGACAAGCAATCCTTTATCAGAGCCAACAGGACGGATGAAAGGTGTAGCCTTTGTCGCAAACGAGTTACCATAGTCGTTGATACCTTTCTGTCTAGCTGCATCATAGTTAGCTTTGATCGTATTCAATGTAGCCTTGTCTGCCTTGTCGATCAGAATGTCCACACTGTATTTCTTGTTTGGTCCATCTGCGTATGCATATGGTTCTGCCAAATGGCAGAATGTGAATCTTACGACTCCTGTTTTTGCTTTTTGAATTGTTGACATTGTAATTACCTCTACTTTCTTTCTAATGTCTACTGAACTTCATCCTGGAAGTCCTCAACTCCGGTCTTAACGATCGAAGGACGCTTGTCTGACTCTTCTACTAAAGTCGGTTTTCCTTCCGGCTTGTTGATATATGGACTGGCCAGTTCTGTGAACTTCTTCTTGCCGACAAGCTTTTCCAATTTCGTGATGGATAACAGTTCCTTTGGCTTAAGGATTTCGTCTTGCTTAAATCCTTCGTCAATTAATAGCTTTTGCACGGAATCCGCGTCCACGATCATTCGACTGCTTCTTCCTTCAACAACTTTGTAGCCTTTGTAATGAACACCTGACAGAGCCTGGTTCAAGGCAAACTCCTCGATGTCGGCACACCATTTCTTCATATCACTCAGTCTAGGAAGCAAGGATGCGACCTCATCATCGGTAAGAAGCATGGCATCATAGAGTTTGTTCTGTTCTGCAATCGCAATGTTCATCTTGGCTCTTTCCTTGCAGTTGGCTTTCACCTTGCAGAACTGACACCACTTGCCCGCTTCCTGTTCTCCCTGGCCATCCCAGGCTTTCTTGGCTGCAGGCTTGATGACATTCTCCATGTAGTCGCACAAGTCTACAGTTGAGATCTCGTATGTACTGATATGATCCAGACGAGGCTGGAAGATATGCATCTTCACCTTATCGAATGCATAGTAGGCTTCATACTCATGAAGAGCTCCTGCTGCATAGATCAGTAACTGAGAGTTATGAGGTGCATATACAGGCACTCCTTTTCCATATTTAAGGTCGATAACGTGCAGTGTATTGTCGCTTACGATTACGGCATCACTTGTACCGAACCCCTCAGGAATCCATGGAGTCAGATCCAACTGCACCTCGATATCCAGTTTGGCATCCTCACATGTCTTCTTTTCTGTGTTTAACACTTCAATAACATAGTCACGATAAGCGGTAGTACATTCATCCATTTCACCATCCTCACATTTCACTTTCCTGCGAGGATGGCCTTCTACATAGTTACGAAGTTTCTCTTCGGCTTTGGAATGAGCCAGTGTTCCTTCGGCTGAATAGATACTGGCTTTTTCCGTCACATGTTCTTCCAGTCTTGCCGATGGCGTACAGTGGATCCAACGGCTTGAACTGGATGCGGAAAGGACCGCATGTAAACTAGGCATGCAGTACCTCCCACAATTCCTGATGACGTTCTTTAGGAATATCCGTTAATTTCTTCTGTCCAAACTGAGCAAAGATAGCTAGAAGCTTTTCAAGACCATGTGTCTGCTTGAACTCGGCACAGGCTCTACGTAATTCTTCAAAGCTGTGTTCTACTGTCTGAGGCTTTTCTGCTTCAGCCTTTTCAGCCTCATAAGCAGGTTCTTCTTGAGGCACCCAATCTTTGGCCATTGGAATTTCATTCTCAGTTGTCTTACCATTTTGAGATGGAGCTTTTTTATTCTCTTCCCAGGCAAACGACTCCGGTTCAGGTAATGGACCTAACGAATCCATTCTTTTCACATCTAACTCTTTAGCTAGATCCAGGATCTTCTTGGCATTGTCAATCTCTTCCAGATTGAACTGCATAGTTAACTGATAGTACATTTTATTCATCCTCCTCTAGGATTGTTCTTTTGACGTTTCCTGCTTGTTCAAACACCATTTGCGCAAAGTCATTTGAGAACTTATCTACGAGTTCATTGACTCCTTTATGCGCTTTAGCTACATCTATGTCTGCCATGTAGCATAGAAGAGCCATCTGTTCGGCATTGAAATCTGTACCGATTGCAATATGACTTCCATTATCACTATGACTCACCACTTTTGCGGTAATCGTGAACAGGGTCTTGTCCTCTGCATCTGTTGCTTTTTCAAGCAGTTCGAGTTCTTCTTTCAACTCTTTGATTCTTGTTTTTAAATCATCATTCATTTTTCTGTTTTCCTTTCTAATGTGATATAATGTAGGAAGCTAAAGACATTTCGAATCTTAGCAATGAGTCAGCGTTTCGTCCCGGTGACTCATTTTTTTATGTCTTCTCGAGTCCTACAACCTGAACACCATGCGTTGTGGTATAAATTTTTGATAGGAAGATATTTACAACAAGAGCAACTTAGTCGATGTTTATTATGGATACTGGCTTGACCTGGCCAGTATGCACAGTGTTCAGGTTGTAAGATTCGAGACGCTTCCACGTTATTCATCATTTTTTCTTTTCTAGTTTTTCCTTTTCCACATTACGGATAAAGTCGATGACTGACTTTCTTAGTACTTCTTCAAACTGTGGATCATTTGAAGCAACTACGGTTACACTCAATCTGGATCACCGTCCTTGGCATTGACCTTACGAATTGAAATACAGAAGCCACACTCATCTGGATCATCCTTGTGGTTATAATCACAGTCTTCCATGTATTGTCCACAATGACATTCTCCGCAATAGTAGAACGGACATTCAAAGTTATCGATTTCATCAACAATAAATTTCATTAGACTAACCTCCTTTCTATAACTGAAGCGACTGGATCGTACTGCAGACAAACCAGGTGCCTACAAGGCAACTGATCACAAGCAGTACTCCAACAAAAAGCACTAAGTTAGCAACTGTCTGCTTTCTTGAGACTGCCTTCTCTCTTTTATCCAGTTCAGAGTATCTGTGCATCATCCTTGTGTACTCTGTTTCATGTGAATTGTTTGCGAATGGAGCAAGCTCACACTGCTGTTCCATAATGGCATCGGCCTTCTTTACGGTCTTTGCTCTAGATGTTGATTTTGCGGTTGACATAATGTTATTTCCTTTCTTATCTCCTTTAAAAAATTCTTGCTATAATTGATTTAGAATATGAGGTGTTGTGCTATGCTAGAATTCATAACTGAAAATATTAATATCCTAAATTTAATCATCAGTACTCTTGCCTTATTAGCTGCTATCTATGCCGTCGTTTATACCCATGTGTTTAATCGTCGCCAAATAGAAGTTGATGGTTTCTATATTGATCCATCTAGAGAAGAAGCAACTGAACTGACATTTTCAATTAATAATATTTCGCCAAAATCTATCACAGTGAATAAAATCTCTTTTATGTGTGATGGTATAGAAGTTCAATCATTTGATGATCACAAAGACGAACCAGAATATGTTTCCGGTCCTTTAGGAATAAAAATCGAGGTCCCTTCATTGGACAATGGAATACCAGATATTCTTGAATCTCCAACTGTTTTATTGCCAAATTCACATATGGAATTTACTTATTACTTACCTCATTTCAAAAACGCAAATATTAGAATAAGTTGTAACCAAAGGATCCATCATCTATCAAAAGAACAAACATTCTCAGTTCCTAGACAAAGTGATTAAAATAATGATCTGACAAATCAAAGTGCAAAAATTCATCAACAAAGTTAAAACTTGCATTTAATTTTCCTTTCTAACCTCCTGTATAATTAAGTCAGGAGGAATACTTATGAATACTAATTTTGAAAATATAAATCTTTATATCCGTGAACGATATAAACTGTTCTGTTTACGCTGGATCAAGAAACAAGTAACGGAGGCCTACTTTGGTAAAGAAACTACCAGAAAGCTTGCTGCATTACATTTTCTTGAAGCTCGCTATGAATTCAGTGATACAACGAAGACTAAAGTCATGAAGTCCGCTTTCTATGAACTGACGGATACCTACTTTAGATACTGTGTCTGGAGAAGAAACCGGTTCTTCTATGGAACACTGTGGCCTCAGCTTGTTGCGGGTATCACATCCCTAATAGTCTCAGTACTAACAGTAGTATTACTAATGATCCTAGGACTGCGATGATCAGATGATATTGCAGTCTTTTCTTATACAGAACCTGGAAGAACTCTTCTGTGGCTTCATCGATTCCGTATTCCTTAATAAACTGTTTTCTCAGTCTTTCATAATCTTCTTTTGTTTCGTACATATGTTTCCTTTCTTATCTCTGAGCGGCATTTGTGGTGCCACTTCACTAGGACATTTTGTCTTTTGCGAAAAGTTGGTATCTTCATGTCCTTGCTAAAAGCTTCTGGATCTCTGCTAAAGGGGTTTATTATATTTTTTTTGACTACTTTTTCTTTCAGGTGCTTTGAATGTGAGGTAGGTAGAGCGCAGACTGAAAGAGCATCATATGACTCGAACGAAATTACAGGATCCAATATCTTGCGGCGACAGGTTTTCCTTTCTAACCTGGGAAATGGCACCGCAAATACCGTTCAGAGAAATTTCATATTTATGTGTATCTTTTAAAAATTCGATGATACTATCTATCCTGGAAGGAGGTGATTTATATGTCAGAACACTATCATGGTGCAACAATCTGCGTTAATGGACATGTAGCTAACTATGACGAACCAAATCATCAGAAATATTGCTCTGTATGCGGGAAAGAAACTATTTCTGAATGTCAGCACTGCCATGCCCCAATCCGCGGAAGACTTTATGATGGGAAAATATTACTTCGACCTCGCTATCAGAAGGATATGTATTGCTATGAATGTGGAAAGCCATACCCTTGGACAGAAACTATAATCAAGGCATCCCTTGATCTCTTATGGATGGACGAAGATTTAAGTTCTGAACAAAAGGATGTTCTTAAAAATACAATTCCAGATCTGATCGTTGAAACTCCGGTAACCCCAGTTGCTGTTGCTAGATATAAGAAATACATTTCGAAGGCGTCAAGCTTTATTTCAAATGCGCTTTATCAGCTCTTAGTTGATGTCGTTTCTGAATCTGTAAAGCAAAGTCTTTTTCCACACAGTCCACAATAGCAGTCCGTTTTTAATACAATGTTTGAACAATTTGGACACAGAACAAGATTCTTGTCTTTTAAGATAGCTTCTTGTTCTTTTTTTGTTAGTTCTGATAATTTAAGTGCCATTATCTTTTCTCCTTTGTATGCGCGTAGCATACTTTTTCTGATTTAGCCTGTGATACAATCTCCTTTTGAAAGGAGGTGTAGCAAATGACTAAAATATATGCCTGCTTAATTGGTAACTGGGTTTGCCTAAATGATGATCCCGAATGTAAGATGGGACCGAATCAGGTTAGTCCTCTTGTCTGGTGGGAAGAAAATGCTTATCTTTATGCCCCACTTACACGAAGGTCTCCAGATACTTTTTATGAATTCCCTTATCTGAATATCCTTTATATGGGAACCGACTACAGAATCAGTCCTTATCACGTTCAGATAGTGTCGTCACAAGTCCAGGGAAATCATAACTAACAGAATATTTTCTCAGCTCTTCCAGACTTGGCATTGGTACACTCGCCTTTTTGGAAGAGTACTTTCTTTGTACATAAAGTACGATTTGATCCCATTCATTTGGCTTTAGTTTTGAAATCAGACCTAACAGGGTATCTAACTCATCTTTTCTCATATAACTTCTTCCTTTCTGTTAATTTCCATATTGTGATAGTATTAATATGGAGGTGATTAAGTTGAAAAAACTTTTGACCTTCCCTATTCTTCTGGGATAGTTGAGAACTGTATTCTGCGTATCTCAGGCAGTAACCGACAAACAAAAGTCGTAAACTAGGAGAGACTGTGTCTTTATGGTCTTTACTGAGAAGTTCCAACGATCCATCCATCTTATAGGGGTTTTATAGCAGAGGCGAACTGCTTGAAGTTGATGGTATCAACGGGTTAAGGGTGTTGAAGAAGTAAACAAAGAGTGCGCTGTCAGTTCCTTAACAACTGGCAGTTTTTATTTACTGAAAAACAACTCGTCAATGTTCGCATCTGGAAATCTGTCCTTGAACTTAAGCAGGAACGCATAGCTCGGTTTTTGATATCCCGTTTCAACCTTGCAGTAGTATGAAGGTGAAACATGTATCTCCTTTGCCATTTCTTTCTGTTCCAGGCCTGTACGGTTTCTGAAGTCCTTCAGCTTAGTGTTCCCTTTCACACCAGACTCTCCACATCCTCGATATCTTCATCCTGACGTCCGCCACAGAACTTGTTGATGAAGTACACCTGACCTTTGCCAGTCACCTTCGTTGTTCTTGTTTCAAGAGGGCTCTTGTCTCCACGCTGTACAGTACGTACTATGATCTCAAACAGACCAAGTTCCAAGGCTCTCTGTGTAGGCTCGCAGGATCCTTTACAGATATATCCTCTTTCACGCATCCAGGCATACAGTCTCTTCTCACCGATCGCGAATCCGTTCTGCTTGATCAGATGGGCAAGCTCTCTTACCAGGATGGCCGAGTCACTGGCAACCACGCTCTCCGCGAAGATCACCTTCGGTTTCTGTTCCTCTAATTTATTATTTGTTTCTTCCAGTTCCTTTGTCTTCTGTTCAATAAGCTCTTTCTGCTCCTTGATCATCGTATCGGCTTCCAGTACGGCCTTGGCCAGAAGCTCTTCTCTTGATAAAGGCTTTGGAGCATACTTTCCAGTCTTTCGAATCTGTGGTAGGACTTCACTCGTGATCCAGTGCTTGAACTCCTTGGCGCTTGGAAGCTTGCTGGATAATATCAGTGAGTACAGTCCTGACTCGTTGATTAATGTTGGATACTGTTTACGACCCTGTGTATCTACAATGTATGGGGTAACGTTTTGGACTCCCATCATTTTGTCTTCATCATCAACATGTCTGGTTAGAGCGTTTGCTGGCTTTGAGTATCCCAAGATTTCTGCGACATCTTTTCCAACAAACCAGGGAACTTCACCAATCCGTAGTGCCCTTACTTGTCTGTCTTGATATTTAAATATTTGTTGCAGGTCATTCATTTTACATTTCTCCTTTTCTTTCGTGTCGTGTTACGCTACTTTAACGGTAAAAAAAATTTACGCAAAATCAATATTATTGGGATCAGCATGTGTTAGTTTACAAATGGCGATAAGCTCACTAGCTAGTAGTCTAAGCTCTTTGCGTTCTAAGCGCTGGTATCTAATTTCATCAATCCCTACTAATTCTGCGTATTCTTTCTGACTTATACTTTCATTGTATAAAGTACGAATTTGTTTTAGTGTTACTTTTTTCTCTTTCACGCTCATGTCTTTTAGCTCCTTTCGTGTCGCCTCACAACAAGGCTCACCCAAATAATACGACATAACGTGTTGTATTGCAACACTTTTTGTAATTTTTTTTACTTTTTTTGTTTCTTTTCACAACACGATATCATATAATGTGAGTGGATAATCACCTAGAAAGGCACAAACAATTATGAAAAACTATGATGAACAAATAGGACTTGAATTACAACGACTGAGAGAAAGCAAGGGACTAAGTCTGATGGATGTATCAAGACTAGTCGGTAAATCTAAATATACTCTTCATGGCTATGAAAAAGGACGTAATAGCATAAGTGCAAGCATGTTGCTTGAATTACTTGAGATATACGATGAAGACGCCAACACATTCATAGCAAGAATTAAATAGTTTCGTGCTTTTTCAGATGTGATTTAAACCCAAATATCGCATACAACAATTAGCATGCAGATGGAGATGGGTCCCCGTTTCAGGGACCCATAGGTAAAGAGACTATAAATAAAGTATAACCTGACCGAACGATTCGTTCAGTCAGAACAAAAAAAAGAACACGGACTAGGCGTTCTTCACAATAGAAGGTGTATTCCTTTTTCTCTCGAGTACCAAAACGGTAGTCGAAATGTTAACCAATCTGTTAACACAGTGTTCTCTTTGGATGGAGTCGCGTTTCACGACCCCATATATAAATAATAAATTAAAACAATTGATACCTCAACGATAAAATCTTATAATAGGAAAAGAAATGGTTGCTTTCGAGGCGACTAGTAGACCTCCTTTCCTGTTCTAGGATTGGAGGTTTTTACTTTATAAGTTTTTGAAAACTTAAGGAGATATAGAATGAATGAAAGCAAAAAATTTAAATACTACAGACGTGGGCAAATTATACAGGTAAAATTTGAGCCACAAACAGGATATGAAATCAAAGGCATACATTATGCAATAGTTATTACAAAAAGAGACCAGCCTTATATAGGAACACTGACTGTTGTTCCGTTAACTTCAAAGTCAGGAAACCACCTGACGCCTATTGGAAGTTGTATCAGTGACAGTGTTTTTCTTGAATTGCTAAGAGAGAAGAACTATTACTATGATCTCCTATTAAAGGCTAAGATTCAAACAGAAAGAATACAAAAAGCAGGTAGCGTTTTAGAAGCAACTACACAGGATGAGCTTAATCAGATTGAAAGAGATCTTAAGGCATACTTAGATAACATCAAATACTTTGATGATCTTGAAAACAAGTATAAGAATATAAAAAAATCTTCATATGCAAACATTTATCAGATTACAACGATTGATAAATCTAAGATTGTTAACCCTATGAATCACCTGGATCCAATCAAAAGAATTAAAGCGCCTGATAGCGTTATGGATAAAATTGATAAAGGAATCATAGAGGCCTTCACACAAGTTAAAGAGAAACAATAGAATTGACAATTCAGTACTTTTCAATTAAGATATAATTGAATTATGGCCTTAGCGCCGTTTAGATTCACATTATGGCCTTAGCGCCGATTTATTGAAAGCTACTGAGTTCGTCTCGGTAGCTTTTTCTGTTTAAACATAAAAAAAGATCCTTCACCGCGCCAACAGTGAAGGATAGATCGATACAGTCTGCGCCAACAGAACTGCATCAGCATTGTAAAATTATGACCTGCTAAAATCACCTTTTACAGTGCTCATTTTAACATATTTTAGAAAGGATGGAAACAGATTTATTATGAGCGAATATATCATGTATCTTAGAAAAAGCAGACAGGATAATCCAGAAGAAACAGTGGAGGAGGTTCTTTTCCGGCATGAGATCCAGCTGCAGGAGTATGCCTTGAAGAATTTCCATTACCGAATCAAGGAGGAAGACATCTATCGTGAGGTCGTCTCCGGTGAAACCATCGAGGACAGACCAGAAATGAAGAAAGTCCTGAAACTGATCGAGTCCAGCACTGTCAAAGGAGTTCTTGTGATTGAGCCACAGCGTCTTAGCCGTGGTGACATGCTCGACTGCGGTACGATCGTACATGTCTTCCGGTACACCAACACTTTAGTTGTGACACCACCCAAGACTTATGATCTGACTGAGAAGTATGACCGCAAGTTCTTTGAGATGGAGCTTTCACGTGGATCTGACTATCTGGAATATACCAAGGAAATCCTGAACCGTGGAAGAGTCTTGTCACGCAAGCAGGGAAACTATATCGGTTCTGTGGCGCCTTATGGCTACACCAAGATCAAGAACGGCAAGGAGCATTCTCTTGTGATCAACGAGGAAGAAGCTCAGTATGTGCGTATGGCCTATGATCTGTTCATCCAGGGCCATGGCTCACATTATATTGCAGAACAGCTTGAGGCTATGGGTGCAAAGCCTAGAAAGGCAAAGCACTTCGAACCTGCCAACATCCGTAAAATGCTGCGCAATCCTGTGTATATCGGTCAGATCGTACTGAACCGAAGCCAGTCCGTGAAAGTGTATGAAGACGGATGTCTGAAGACTAAGCGTGTGTACAACCCTGATTATGAGACAGTGCCAGGAAAACATGAGCCTATCATAAGCAATGAGATCTTTGAACTGGCCAACAGTGAAGCCTGCAGAAAAGCTAGAGTTCCTTCTTCAAAGGAGATTCGTTTCATCTTTGCCGGACTCGCAAAATGTTCAGTATGTGGTGGCTCGCTTGGTCTTAAGATCCATACTGGAAGAGAGCACCCGTACCGTGTTGGATGTCTGAAGAAGAAATACTGCACGAACACTTCAATTCTTTACGAAGACTTCATAGACCTTGTTGTAAATGCACTTAAAGAGCAGATACAAGACTTTGAAGTACAGATCGAGACAAATGTATACAAGGAGGCCTTTGAAACGCAGAGCCTTCTAGAGTCACTTACAAAGCGCCTTGAAAAGACAGATGAGAAGATGGGGCAGTTGTGTCAGTACCTGGAAGAAGGAATGTATACTCCGGATATGTTCGTCAAGCGCCGTGATACGCTCATCCAGGAGAAGGATGAACTTCAAAAAGCAGTCAAGGAAGCCAGGAAAAAGATGTCAGGGATGAAGGATATAAAAGAAAAGACTTCATCGCTACATGAAGCCTTGAATTTGTTGCGTGATGACTCGATATCGCCACGCCTTAAAAACACGTTTCTCAAAAAGATTATCAAAGTGATATATTTTAGTAGAATCAACGATGAAATAGTCTTGAAAGTCGTCCTTAGATAG